GTCACTCGTGTTTAAGAACATGATCACGTGGAACAAACGTTTCGATGGTTCGTCTAAAAAAGGGTACCTCGACGGGTACGTCGTCAAGAACGACATGCACAATTGGAATAAGATGTGTGAATATATCCTTTTTTATACCTTCGACAACTCTACAATCATCCGCGATAAACGTTTGGAACTTGGTGTGAAGCAAACAGACATCTCCAGAGAGATTCTTTCCAAAACCGGGGGTATGACTGGTTGGTATTCCAACATAGAGACGGGTAAGAATATGCCAACGAGAGACACCATAAAACCTATAGAAAAGTACCTGGGTCTCAAATATGAGGATATAGTCCCAAAATTTAACAACCAAAAGACGGATCACTGTGTATGGAACTATGACATGGCAAAGCGTAACGAAATTCACATCACACCTAAACCTGTGGCACTACTAGAAAATATCATTCGACACACTACCGACGAAGGGGATCTCGTTCTCGATTGCTTCGCTGGGAGTGGGAGTATAGGTGTAGCGTGTAAAAATACAGGGAGAGATTGTTTCATGATAGAAAAGGATGAACGCTACGTAAACTTTATTAGATCATCGTAAATTCTTATCCGCCGTGTAATACATCTTCCCACGAGAGGCGGGCAGTCATATTTAAAGGTAAAATGTATATTTAACTTTAAATGACCAAGTTTCCTCTCGGAGCTTTACTTAACGGTGAGTATTGTCTACCTTGTAATGCCGAGAAGGGTTTAGATTACGCCTGTCCGGGGTGTGGAGAACCTGTTATCGTGAGAAAGGGTGTTATTAAAATTCATCATTTTGCTCATAAACCAGGTGAACGAGACTGTAAGTTCTATGATCACCCCGGTGAAGGTGAAACTCATAAAATGGTTAAACACATGGTAGCTGACTCATTGAGAAAAAGAAAAATCGAGAATGTTAAACGTTTATATCCCAATTTACCTTTACATATTAAACGTAAACTTCATTGTGAAAAAAAGGTTGAATATGAAGAAGGTGACGAAATTATCATCGAGTATCGTGTAGATGAAAAGTGTATCGTTGATGTAGCTCTTATAAACAAAGGAAGACTCAAATACATTTTTGAAATTTGCGATACTCATAAAACTACTCGCGAAACACCGGAACCATGGTTTGAAATCAGTACTAAAGATTTTTTATCGAAACCAGAAAGTAATACCGTTTCTTGTATTAGAACAAACTTTATTGATATACAACAAAATGCCCCTTGTACTATAGACCGTTATGACTTGTTATTAAAGTATATTCGAACACATCCCCAATATCCAGAATGTATTCCTCACACAGGACCAATTATTAGTGTAGGAGACCATAAAGGTCATCTTGAAGTCGAGGTAATCAAGGAAATGTTTAACACGTCACACATCAAGTACAAGAATATGTTAAAAATTATGCTTTACGGACTTTGGGGTGCATTTTCCGAATATGACGTGTGTATTATAGATTACCAAACGGGAGAAGAACTTGCACACTGTGATAATTGTGATGAATATGTCGAAGATCACGAACATAGTATCGAATTAAGTAAAGTCTGGGATAATGAACTTGAAGAAATGCATAGATATTTGGAAGAACTTAAGAATGTTAAAGAGATGAAGTAAATCTTTAATTAAGGATGCCGATTATTATTAAAGCTAATGGACAGAAGTCTAGAACAGAACAGACTTTCACCGAACCAACCTATTCGAGTTATTGTATCAATCTCTTGCGCACATTTTTAGGGGTAGAAGTTTGGAAACAGGTCAGGGGTTTTCCAGACTATAATGTTAGTAATTTTGGAAACGTTCAGCATTTTAGGGATGGAATTGTACGTAAAAAACATTTAAGGGAAAGTGATTATTACACGGTTTCATTGGGGGGTGAAAAAGTAGATATACATACAATCATGTGCAAAACATTTATTCCAGAATGTGATTATTTTGGTAAAGAATTAAGTGTTGATCATATAAATCGAGTCCGTACATGCAACATACTTACAAATTTAAGGTGGGAGACCACACAGGGGCAACGCAAAAATCAGTCATACCCTGAGACACATTCAAAGACGCGACCAATCTGGAGATGTAAATTGGATGGAACTAAGATTGACCGATATACCGGTTCAAGCGATGCCGCAAATAAACTTTTTGATAAGATTAGTCATAATCACACAACTGTAGATAGTATGGCTTCTCGGATATCTGAAGCTTGTAGAGGAGTGAAAAATACTGATAATCTCTTTGGATATAAATGGCGCTTTGATGAAGAAGTGAATGCTTCTCTACCCGGAGAAGAGTGGAAAGATATACCAGTGTGTATATTAGGTGACCCCAAATATGAATACGAGGCGTCTAGCGAAGGTAGAGTTAGAACTAAGAGAAATAAATTAATAATGAATGGTCATCGAGTGGAAGGATATAATAGATATTCTATAGCACAAAAAAATAAACAACCCATGACCGTAAGAGGAAATCGAATTATCGCTACGACTTTCATACCAAATCCAGACAATTTACCTGTTGTTGATCACAAAAGTGAAATAAGACATGATGACAGTGTAGAAAATCTGCGATGGTCTACATACCAACAAAATGCGGAGTATCATCATCAAATTAATGACAGTGCTTGGTCAGGTGATCATGAACAATTACTTATGGACGCATGTAAAAAGGTGATGGTTGGTGATAAGATTGTTTGGGAACAGTTCATTGTACCCGATGAGATCAGTCATAGAACACTCATAGCTATCAAAGGTAGATATTATGAGATACTTAAACGAGACCCATTGCATACCCGCGGTAGAAATCATTGGACCCAAGAAGAAAAACAAATTTTAAGGGAAACGTGTGAAGAGTTTATCGTTCAAGAAGTGTGCTGGGATAATTTCATTAAGCCCGGTATATTAGAGCGTAGAACTCTGGAAGCAATAAAAAGTAGATATCGCAAACATTTAAATAATGAAGTTTTGAGATATCCAGGTAGATATAAAATGTCGTGGACTCGTGAGGAAGACGAAGCTTTAATGGAAGCGTGTAAAAAGGCTTATGTACAGTTCATAAATTGGGACAAGTTTCAAATACCTGATAAACTTAAACATAGATCAAAAATTGCAATTAAAGCACATTGGGAAAGTATAAAAAAGTCACTGATTGACCACCCCAAAAGACATAAATCAACGTAAATTCTTATCAGCCGTGTAATACGTCTTCCCCTTCATGACGAAGCTATGCACTCTCGCGTACCCCCACGCTTGTGGAGAAGCTCCCGGACGATGCCCGGTTCTCCACGCAGCGAGACCCCTGTCGTAGACCGTCTTGAGGGTCTTCAAAGGCACGCCAGTAGCCTTAGCAATGTTTGGAAGGGATTTGACACTAGGCCCGTACTTCTTCCTAAACTTTTGGGTGTAGGAGGAAGTCTTTGTCTTCTGTCCCTCGTCCGTTTTGAAGCTGCTGTAATCTCGTTTAAGCATTTTTTTGTATCGTGTTTCGACCTCTTTGAGGGTGGTGAGTCCCCGGAAATACTTGAGTGGAGCGTATATCTTACCTTTGGTTCTACGCAGCTCACCAACCTTCTTAAGAATCTGAACATCTGTGAGAGGCATCTTACTTTGCCTTGAGATATTTTATCGCCACCTCGATGCTCGGGTATATGCATTTTCCAAATTTAACCCGTCCTGTCCTAGGATTGTAATACCCCGTGTGCCCATTATACGAAGCCCTGTGAACGTCACCCATATAAAAAATACGAGATATTTTTAATAAATCGGGATGGGTCTTTCAATAATTATGGGAAATATGTTTTCTGGTAAAACTTCGGAACTCATCAGGCGACTTAAGCGTCTGAAAGTCATAGGCAAGAAGATTCTCGTCGTCAACTCCAGTAAAGATACGAGGTGTCCTGATGAAGTTTTGAAAACACACGACAACGTGAAGTTCAACTGTTACAAAACACACGACCTATTTGACCTGATGGATGTAAGTGAGTTTTACGACGCCGATATTATCGCCATAGATGAAGCCCAATTTTTCCCCAGACTCAAAAAATTTGTGGAGTGTTGTCTTCTCTCTGAAAAGAGTATCATTTTGGCTGGTCTCGACGCCGACTCGTTTCAGAGAAAGTTTGGTGAACTTATCGACTGTATTCCACTCGCGTGTGACGTGACTAAACTTTCGGCGCTATGTATGCATTGTAACGATGGAACTCCAGGTCCGTTCACGAAAAGGATCGTGGATGACAAGACTCTCGAACTCATCGGTGGGAGTGACATGTACGAAGCCGTGTGCAGAAATCATCTATGAACATCGAGTATGAGTAAAACCCGTTTACCTTCACCGGTTTTGATAAGTTCATGGTATCGTCCGTGATCGAAAAAGAAGTCTTCACCCTCGTGTTGAACAAAGGTACCCCTGTCAGTATACAGAGTGCAATCACCGTCACCTTGTATAGTGAGCTGATACCTCAAGAGTTCATTCGATTCAGCCCTGTGTGGAGGAAGTATCATGGGACCCTCGATGACCACAAACATGGCTGTGTCCTTATAAATACACGGTATCTGATTTACGAGACTGTTCAACAAAGGAAAGTCCTTGACTTTGTAATAGTAGTACCCGTCATTCTTCTCAGACCATACATCTTCATCATGTTGGTGACGCTTTTTTAGAGTGGGTGAAACCCGTTCAAACTCTTCACGTATCTTTTGATAGTGAAGCTTGACTAGAAGTAAACCCGGGTAGTGCTTTACGTCATGTTCGGTGAAACCATGTACGATGTCCCTGAATGTATTTTGTATTCCGAGAAGTGGTCGCCAAGGATTTGTAAAGTAGAGTCGATCGATGGGAGCCTTGACAAAATCATAGAGGACCATGAGTATGGGAACGAAGGCGAACCTCCACATTATTTTCTCAGGATATTATAAAATGCCCGTTGGATACACGTCCAAGTATGCCGAGCCCGAGCCCACTCCTGAGGTCAAGACCACCGAGTCTCGCTTTAAGATGCCCGCCATCCCTCAGCTCACTATCGTTCAGATGATTCTCGCTGTTCTCATCGCGGCGTACGCTTTCGTCTCTCGCAAGGTGAACGGTGTCGTCATCGCCACCCTCGCTCTCACCATCGGTCTGCTCCACATGTACGACCACCTCTACCGTGTAAAGCGCGGCCCCGAGCGTCTCTTCTTCCTTCCCCAAGCTAAGAAGGAGGAGTACGGTTGCATGGGCTGTAAGTAAATTATCTTCGTAAAATGTAAGTATGCGCGTCAAGATAACTCGTAGCCCTAACCCTAAAAAGAAGTTCAGGGCGACCCTCGAAGACGGCAGGACTGTTGATTTTGGTGCACGTGGGTACTCCGACTACACCAAGCACAAGAATCCTTCACGTATGCGTTCCTATGTCCTCCGACATGGAGGTAGGATACCCAAAAGCACGATAGCTGAGCGAGATCCCAAGAAAATTCAAGATAAGATGCTAAGCATCGATGGGAGTGACAAAGAGAATTGGAAAATGAGTGGTATCGACGGGGCTGGTTTCTGGTCCCGTTGGTACCTCTGGAGTTTTCCTACGTTCCAGGGTGTTGAGAAGTTTATGTCGAAACGTTTTGGTTTGGTGTTTAGTTGAATCTTTCCATAATTTCTTCAAAGGCCTCGTCAGTCGCTATACACACTTCCAATGCACCATCTAACTCCCGTTTTGGAAAGTCGTCGTCTATTCCAACCGCACTTTCCCATACCTCACGTTTACGTTTTGAACCACTGAGCGTAAAAATGTCATTCGGATAAGCAGTTAGAGTATCCTTGAACTTGTTACCATCGAGTAATTCCTTTGCCTTTTCACATGTTTCGGATTCACGAAGTTTCTGTATGTGGTTTTTAGCCATCATCATGAATTCTACACGTTCATCTGCAGATAAACCAGACAGATCCGGTCCGGCTTTTTCATCTAATTCTTTCATTTCTTCCTTTCTCTCTTCGTTCATGACCTTTAAATCATTCGCGATATTCTTCCATTCGGTAGCGTTCATTTCTTTTAAGAAATGGGGTTCGGTCCCTGGGATAAACCCACCAAACCAACCCCCTGCAGCGGATAAAGAAGAGCAGAAGCAAAGAGCTATGATAGCAGCCATATTATAATGTACGTAGATTATAATATGGGTGAAGTACTTCTTATGGCCTGTGCCTTCTCATCTTTCGTGGGATCAGTAGGAGGTGGAATCTATTTCTTCTTACAGGAAAGAGAAAAGAATCTCATCACCGAAAAGCAAGCGTTACCTTACATTACCGCATACTTCGAATGTGATTTTAAGGGTGACGATCATGGTAAATTTGGCGATGCTTCGGATTTTGTAAAAGCTGAGATATCTTTGGGTATTCCTTTTAAATCCATCATCGTACCAGACGGTTTTACAGTCGACATGTATTCTCAGGAGGGGTATAAGGGTAGCAAATTATCGCGCAGAGGTCCATTCAATCAAAAATGTACTACCATTCATTCTATGATAATTACGAAGGAGTAGAAAGTCCCTTCTTCTTAAGGACATTTTTCAGTTCGGCCATGAGTTTCGCGCGCTTCGCGTTGATGACCGGGCGTCGGGGTGGTGGAGGTGGAGGTGGAGGAGGTGCGGATGGAGCACCCGCACGAACCACGGTAGGTGCGACAATGTTTTGACACACTCTGATAACTTTCTGTGCATTCTTCACACTGTTCTCAAAGTTCATAGTAATTTTAGAGCGAAGTTCTTTCGCTGATAGTTTGACTCGTTTTCCCTTGACAGTTTTAGTCACACGGAGACCGAGCTTTTTGGCTTTGTTTTTCAAGTCACGGTACTGCATCTACTGTTAACTGAGATTTTTTACTCAAAAGAGAACCAAATCGAAAAAAGTTTCGATTTCACCTTGTCCAACGAGTTGAGCATAGTTCAACTCCTCCTTACTAAAATATAACGGATTCACATTCGCCTCGAGAAACACTTTTCGTAATGTGACACCGTACGTATCCAAACGAATAAATATTTTACATAGCAATTCAAAATCGAGTGACTTTACACACATACAAAAATTCGTTTTATTTACCATGTAAGACCCATCATCGGTTCGAACGAGAAAGTGTTTTTTGATGAAGATATCCGTTTTGTCTATCGAGTGTAAGAGTTTGTCAAAGTCCATGACATTAGATACACCCGTGACTAGTTTTCTAATAAAGTCTCGCTTACATTGGGGGAGTGACATCTTAATTTGTATAAAGATAAAAAACGTCTTCACCATAAGATGAGTGATGCACAACAGCTTAGAGTGCTGATTCACAAGATTCTTCTTCCCAGACTTCGACGTCTCGAGGAAGAAGTTCATTCTCTACGAAAACACACATGGCCGTACGTTCAACACATGAAAGAGCGAAACCAGCTTGACGATATGGAGATGAAGGTGGATTTTCTTAGACATCTCGATGACGAGGGGGTGGCTGAACTTTTACGACTTAAGTCCAAATATGCGGGGAACACCGGATTTCTCACCAGAGAATACGATACCGTGACACGGTTGAGAAATAATTTTTGTTGACGTATAGTAAAAGATGATTGGAAATCTCTTCAAGACTTCTGGTGAACCCATGGGTAACACCCAACTTGGATTTACCATCGCGTGTTTAGTTTGTTCCATCATGGGTATCATGGGTATCATGCGCATACCTTTCAAATCCCCTCCGATTCTTGCGGCGTGCGCCGTTTCGGCGTGCTGCTCTTCTAGTCAGACGAGTTCTCTGATTAACGATATACAGAAGCGCGTTAAGCAGAAAAAAGAAGAAGCTGAAAATTAAAAGAAATCATCCGTACGATACATATTCACTGTGAATGAACCAGTCTTTCCCAATACGGTGACTGTTTCATTTCCGTACAACTCTTCGCAACCGATGTCCTCCATGCAGTCTCTCGCGTTGTGACTGATAGAAACGGGGTACAAATTCTCCCCACCGGTGGTCGTGTAGTAATGATAGCGGTCACGACGCCCACGCACCTCCTTACCATAGAGAGGGAGTGTCTCACCATCACCACCCGTGATAATACCCATCTGCTGCATGTAGCCAGGTTTGTACTGTTTGATGGGTGGACCCCTGAATTCGGGCTCCCGCACCGGGGGACGACGCGTCTCCACGGGGCGGGGTGGAACGGGGACAACCTCGACCGGAACCTCCACAACCTTAGGGTTGTACCACATGTAGCCGAGTACACCCACGAGCACGATAAGAGTCAAGGTCATCAACTGAATCTTCTGTCGATTCTTCATTATAGTATAGGTGAGGAAATATTTTAGCAACCTATAGTATAATGCCAACTACTAAACAACTCCAGAACGCTAAGAAGAAATTAAAGAAAACTCCTAAGCCTTCGGGTAATACTCCCAAAATTCCCACCGCAGCACTCATGCGCCTCATCGCGGCGGACCCCAAGATTCGACGTAACAAGGAATTCATTAAGCGTGTTCATCAGCTTTCGAAGAAGTAGGTTTGATGTCCTCTCGAATGATCGTGATTGCGTTCGTCACAAATTCGAACATGTCGAAAATCTCATTTGTGTTACGTCTCTCGAGTGCCTTCTTGAGCTTCTCAACATTGTAGTCGAGTGAACGTTTCTCCTTCTCCAGATTTTGAAGTTGCTCCTCAAAATACTCAATCTTTTGATTGATAGCTTTCGTGGTGATTTCCAAATTTTTATCGAGTTTTTCAATTTGCCTCTCGTAATATTCCTTCTGTTTGGATAGGATCTGCCTCTTTACCTCCGACTCGGTCCGGTCGGCTTGAGCGTCGAGTCGCTGAATTTTCGTTTCAAACTCTTCCAATTCTTCGACATAGTTGGCGTGATACAAATCACGGTTGTACACGAGTTTCTTGATTTCACTCTGAAGTTTAAGATCCATGATACTTTACTTTACCTTTTTACCTTTAAGCAAATCACTTAGGTCATCGAAAAATATATCGAAGTGTCCCAACCTGTATCCGACAAAAGCCCATAAAACAAAGAATAGGGTTTTGGTCATGTTATTGATCTGGTTCTCTTCCATCTTGTATATCGGACCGACGAGTCTACCCATGAAGGTCTCGTCCTTGTGTTTACCGGTAACCATCATCTCCGCTTGTGTCAGTGCACACGTGTCATCGTTCACCGACCAATGGTAGAAGATGAAGGGTATAATGATCGAGTAAAATTCTAGGTTCCTCTTATTATTGGTAAACGGAACGATAAGAATAGCTAATAGGAATAGAGTGTGCAGAAGAAATATAATGTTCATCTATTATAAGATGACGGAGGAAAAAAATATGGAGGAAATGTGGAACGATTATCACGAAAATGTGCTCAGGCAATGGGGTGAGGCCAGTGCGTGTTATCGTTACATGCATCATCGAGCGTTTTTGCAATTTAAAAGAATGAGTTTACATTTCAATTTACCCGTGATTGTACTGTCGACCATAACTGGTACGGCGAACTTCGCCCAGAGTACTTTCCCAGAGGGTATGCGTAGCTCTGCACCGGCCATCATCGGTGGAATGAACCTGGTTGCCGGTCTCATAGCCACGATCATGCAGTTCCTTAAGGTGAACGAGTTGATGGAGAATCACAGAACTGCTGCGTTAGGACATGGAAGTTTGTCCAGAAATATTCGATTACAGCTTTCACTCCCCCGTGCAGAACGTAAAAAGGAGGGTCTAAAATTCGTCGAAGAGTGTAAGGCGATGTATGATAGTCTTTTGGAGCAGTCCCCTCCTATTCCTAAAAAGATACTCATGAATTTCGATAAAGAGTATCCCATCGAGGGTGTCTTTACGAAACCGGAGATACTCACTGTACGTCCCATACCACCCCTCAAACTTCCCAAGACGGTCGAGCCCATCGTGGCCATCACCAAGGATACACCGTTCGAGAAAATAGGTAAAATGTTAGCACCTAAGGAAGAGGAAGAGGAGCCTGAGGAGGAAGAGTATGAAGAGGAAGAGGAAGAGGAAGAAGAGACAGACGTCGAGCAAGGTACACCAAGAGAATGAACATGACGATGTTCATAAGAACTCCGCATGCAACGTATGGTAAAATTTTCCTTTTTAAAGGTTCTACGATACGTTTATGTAGTGCGTTATTTTGAAGCACTAAATCTATGGCCTGATCAGTAAGGTCATCGATGGATTCCTTCATTAAGATAGTCGAGCAAAAAAAAGAGGTCGAAAATAGCGTGGAGACCATTCACACGAAACAGATTGAACTCATTCGTAAATATATCCGTGAACGAAAAAACGTTTTCATATGCGGGGCTTCAGGTGTTGGAAAATCATACATTCTTAAACGGGTGCTCGAAGGTGTGAGTCATGTCGAACTTCTATCGGAACACATGAAAAGTAAATGTTTGTTCCTACCCTTCATCAAACCCTCATCCAAATATGTATTCATCGAAGACTACGACCCCGTGTTCAAACCTATAATCGAGAGAGTATCCGACGGTGAACCCATCACCCGAGGTGGATCGCTTTTAGTGACGTCCACGAACATGTGTATGTATCCAAACTTCGAGACGGTGTTTGTCCCCAAACACAAACCCGAGACACTCATGAAACTTACGGACGAACGAGGACCAAAGGTGGAGAGTGCGGCTCATGTGTGTAAGGGGAACATTCGAAACTTTTTCACCTATCTCGATGGGTACGATATGATGGATGATTTCAAAACCCCCAAAGAGTTCATAGCGGATATTTTGTCCGATCCTGTACCCATACCCATTCACGATAGTATAGCCGAACACGGACATATGTGGGACATCTTCCAGGAAAACTACCTGGACTCGAAAGGTGTCGACGTCGTGGCCGCATCCAGCTCATTCTCTGATGCGGACTATTACGATAGTCACATTTACACATACGGAAACTGGAATCTCATGCCATACTTCGTCTTACATGCTCTAACCATACCAAAATCATCTCTCGGCGAACCGCTCGTGAAAGATAAGATTCGACCCGGAAGTTGTTGGACAAAGTTGGGAAATTACAAGATGCGTAAACAAAAGTACGACGAGATTCGTAAGAAATCCAGATTGGGATTTGGGGTTGAAGAACTCTGCCTCTTGAAAAAGTATGCGGAGAAAGGGGACCTAAGTAATCTCGTAGATTACAAAATCTCACCTCAAGATTTCGACGTGATCAATCACTTGGCCGTCGGAAACAACTTAAAATCAAGAGACGTGACAAAAGTAAAGAAGGCTCTCAAGAATGTCTACGAAGGAAGAAGAAACTGAAGTCGAAGAGTGTGTCAAGGTTATCGGGAATGAAATCCTATTCTATGCCGACGTGGATAGAGAGAACGCCCTTGATTTTGTTGAAAAATTTAAAAAATTGGAGATTGACCTTCTTAAGAAAAAAGCTGAACTCTTTGGCTACGAACCAGTCATCAGGGTTCACATCATGAGTGACGGTGGCGACATCTTTGCTGGTATGACACTGATGAACACACTCGAATCTTCACGTGTGAAAATTGTCACCATCGCACAGGGTTCCTGTTGTAGTGCAGCGACGTTCATGCTTCTCGGAGGTGCTGAGCGAAAGATGGGTAGGAATGCCTATGTACTCATTCACCAGATCTCAACGGAAATGTGGGGTAACTTTCAAGAACTTAAGCATGAGTTGAAGTCGACGGATAAGTTCATGAAGATGTTGAAGAAGATGTATCTCGAAAAGACTCAGATTCCTGAGAAAATGCTCAAGAAGCTCATGAAGAAGGATATCTATCTCAATCCTCGTGACTGTCTCAAGTATGGAATCGTTCACGCTCTTGAGTAATTTTCACGGAGCGTCTGTAGAGCGCTAGTACACATAGAATTATAAATATAACACAAAACGTATTCAAATTTAAGGGCACAATTGTGCTTTCCGGAGGCCTAAGTCGTTCCATTCTGCCATAATTTACAACCGGTAAATCCGACATCTATTTAAAGCTGAGATATTAATACAGTATAATGGAACGCCTTATAAAGAAAGACAAGAACGGGGCCGAGCGATTTACGGACATCCGTGTCGAAGACATGAAGAATGGTACTGCCGATATCGTGAAGACGACGGGTGTTGTCGGGAGTGAAAAGGTGTCCGTGTCCCGAACGAATGTGAAGACGGGGTACGAGAAGGCGCTCATGCGAGCCCAGACCATGTGGAACAACGAGAAGACCAAGTGTACACAGATCCTTCCTATGTTGGCAAACAAGTGGGAAGACCGTCAAAAGTACATCACCGAACCGTTTTATGTTCAACCCAAATTGGATGGGGTTCGTCTTCTCGTGTCAAATAAAGGATGCTTCTCTCGAACCGGAAAGCCCGTCCACGGCGTCGACCATCTTGCGAATGGACTCGAGGATGGTGAGTACCTGGACGGGGAGTGTTACGCTCCCAACAAAACGTTCGAGGAAATCACGAGCATGTTCAAGATGAATCCCGAATCCCTGGAATTCCATGTGTTTGACTATTTCGATTTGAACCGGCCGAATCTCACATTCGAAGAACGAATGAAGCGTGTCACTGTCGATACATTTTACGTGAAGAAAAAGTCTGAAATCGCAGGCTACCACGACATGTTCGTGAGTCAGGGACACGAAGGCATCATGATTCGTGACGCCATGAGTACCTATGAGATTGGTAAGAGGAGCAATTACCTTCTCAAGTACAAAGATTTCCAGACCGAAGAATATCCCATCGTGGATGTTAAGGAGGGTACGGGTCGCGAGAAGGGTACTGCCATTTGGATTTGTAAGACGGGAGAACAACACTTCTCCGTCAAACCCGAAGGCACTTTGGAAAAGCGAAGAGAGTATCTCGTTGAAAAGGAAAAATACATCGGAAAACAGTTGACCGTTCGATTTCAAAATCTAACTGCGATTGGTGTTCCAAGATTTCCCGTAGGTGTGGTAGTTAGAGATTATGAATAATATTGATGTATAGAAATGAACCGAATCGCGATCGACATCGATGAAGTCTTAGTAAAATTCCTCTTTCCCATGGCGAAGCATCATCACAAAGTTCACAAACTTTGGAGTAAACCCAAATACAATTACGTATACCGTGAGATATTTGAAATAGATGAAGTCACTTCACAGAAAATGGTCAGGGAATTTTATCAGTCCAAAGACTTCATGGATCTCGTACCTATAAAGGGGAGTCAAGAAGCCATGTACAAACTAAAAAGACACTCCGATAAAATGTATGTCGTCACCGGACGTCAAGATGTCGTACGCGAAGAAACAGAAACGTGGATTGAAAGTTTCTTCCCGGGCGTGTTCGATGATGTCATCTTGACCAACAGTTTCACCCCAAACGAAGTACACAAAGCTGATATTTGTCGTGCACTCAACATAGGCCTCATAATAGATGATAACAAGAATATTTGTGATAGGTGCATAGAAGATGGTGTCCGTGCAATCAACTACATCGGCGAAGATGTTTATCCGTGGTGCGAAGAAAGTGACATAAGTATTCGAGATTGGAACGAACTTAAAATATACGATGCATGAACTCGTAGAACACATGTCTCTCGGTCTCATCGGCCTCGGTGCCATCGGTGGTAACCTCGCCCTCAACATCCAAAAGTCTCATGAAATTCACGTGTATAACCGTTCACCCGAACAGGTTAGGTCCCTCGCGGGTGATTGTATGAATATTCGCGGTCACGAATCCATGGAAGATATGGTTTGTAAGATGCAAACGCCTCGAACGATCATCACCACACTTCCCCATGGAGAGGTCACAGATTCCATGGTCAAGAAATTGAGCAAGACTCTTAGCGAGGATGACACCATTATCGACTGTTCCAACGAATTCTACAGGACTTCGAGGAACCGTGGCGCGTATTGCCAATCGAAGGGTATCAATTACGTGGGGACGGGTCTTTCCGGGGGTGCGAAGGGTGCGCGCATGGGCCCGGCGTTGATGATTGGATGCTCCGAGGAGGTATTCAAAAAGAATGAAGAACTCTTTGATTCGTTCGCCAAGAACTTTGCGTATATGGGTCAGGATTATGGCGTGGGTCATTTCACGAAGATGGTACACAACGGTGTCGAATACGGTATGCTCCAAGGTATCGCGGATGTGTTTGCGTATTGCAACCAAGATACGTACTACATGAATCAGGTTCTAAAGGAGGTTGAGGGTAGTGATATCGACGGGTACCTCACACGTTCGGCCATGCACGTACTCGATGAATACAAAATTCACAAAATCGCTGACGTGGGCGACATGAATAACACAGGTTTGTGGTGTTCGCAGATTGGTCTCGAGTATGGAATTCCTACACCGACCATCAACTCAGCGGTAAATGCGCGATTCACGAGTCGACACGTCAAGGCTATCAATACCGCGCAACACACGAATTACGCCATCGACCCAATCGTCGGTCTGGATACCATGCGTTTCGTGTTTGCCGCTTCTATTTTGGAGGGGTACGAGCTCATGGCGACTCGTCACGTGGACGATGATAGTATCAAAAAGGCTTGGTCTTCTGGTACTATTATTGAGTGTCCTATGATCAGTGAGAATTGCAGGAATATTCTGGAAGAAACGGTGGATAACGCGCGCGTGTTTATGATGTATTGTACGTCGGCGGGTATCCCCGCACCAGCGGTTCAGGCTGCACTCACACAGTATGATTTTACACACCAGACGTCTACGTCTATGAAGCTTCTCATGGCACAGAGAAACTATTTCGGTCAACACGAAATGATCGAGGTGTGATCCCATAAATAATCTACTTCCTCTTCGTCTAAAAACTGGAGTGTATTTCCAGCATCTATATTTCTGAGAACATTTTCGTATGCACACACACCGTAATCCATTTCCCATTTTATATTACCATTCATGAGTATATACTTTTCCTTCGGTACCATTTTCTGAAGATCGGCCACAAGTTCGATACCCCTGTATGACAGTTGAATTTTGCATTCCGTGGGAGCTGTACCCTCATACGCACGATTTCTTGCAAGTTGCATTATTTCCGGTTTTACCAAACTCAATTCTTTTAAGATTTTTTTACGACTTTCACCGAAATGTTTTGCGAGTATGGTGGCAAACAATAGGACACAATGACTTTGATACATGTCACCCAGTATACCCACAGTATCAAAGTAGTTTACCCTATCGTTCATATCGTCACTTTCGTGTATTTTGATTTCTATGGTTTTGAGATTTTTAGGAGAACGGATATGATTCATCGTGTCCTTGAAAAGATAGTGGTCGTTATACACCACGTTTATACCGTTATCCTTGATGAATGTTTTGATTTGTTCAAAATCGTACTTTGAGTGTCCGTGTGGTTTCTCGAGGATATACGTCGGGTTGACGACCCCGAGATAAGGTTCCACGTTTTCGCAAAAGTTGTGTGTGGGAATGGCCATGTAAGCGACGACGTTCTTTTCATCCTTGAGATGTTCCAAGTTCGCTACTTCCCTTCTTGATATGGGGGTATAGGGACACCCCATTCTCTTGAGAGCGGGTATGATACGAGTTTGAGCCAGATGGCCCCTGGCACCAAACACTAAACAGTGATTCATCTGTTTTTATTTCATGAGATTTTTTTGGGGAAAATATATATATGTCAGTGGGAATCGTTTTACCTAAAACTCTTATCGAGTTGAGTAACAGGTTGTCGGTACGATTGGAGGACCCCGTACATGTATCTCAAAATTTCAAATCGGTCAGGAGCATGACGACGAAAATGGAGAAACCGCGCAGGGTCTTCACCTTTCTTCCCTCGCACGTGGAAAGTTCTAACAGTGTCATAGAATCACTGAGTAAAGAAATGGGACCCCTGGATGTTGTCATTGATTGTTACATGGGTACGAGGGAGGACGTATTCAGTCGCTGTAAGATGTGTGAAGAGAATAGCACGCAGTACTTACTCGCCACCATGACCAGGGACGCTCTCGTCGTACATGGGGGTCGTACGGCGTACATGGAAAATAAAAACTTGTTACGAAAAATCAAGAAACATACGTATTATGCCGGTCCAATAAATATCGTGTAACAATAAACATGTTCGCTCTTTTGTGTAAACCAGTTGTTGTACCAGTCCAGACGGGAAATCCAGTTTTAAGGGCAAATGATTGTCGCATTGCCTACGTGAGACCATCTCAATCACAAGAAGGTAAGCTTGAGATTGAGATACTTGAAGCACCTCCCGTCTACATAGGACCGGATAAGGTTAGTGAAATGGGTTCGTGAGATTGATCATTTTTCCATCTTTAGATTTCATAAAAATAACTTCGTCGCATTCGCCGCCACGCATCGTCATCTGGGCTTCGCCACACGTAGTACCAGGTTGTTTATATCTATCACACGCGATACTCGTTCTTTCGGTAATGTCCATATTCTGACTGTACCCAATGAACGTTCTATCAACCTCTCCACCTGAATCTTTCGCCTCGACTGTGGCTATCCAACAATACGATCCGTAGGCCCATTCATTTGGGATATCTGCGGGTGGTGGCGGGGCATCTAATAAGGAAGACCTACTTCGTCGCTTAAATCTCCTATTGAGGGAAACAACTGGAGAAAAAAGAAGTTTAACAACAGTCGACATTAATACTTATTTAATCTTAATTTTTAAGCCCATGTCGTCGAATCGGGGAATGTAAATGTGTACGTATCAGCCGTGGTGGTAATAGCCGGAGTTTCCTTAACCACAGTCGTACCATCTGCGGCGATAATGACAGCCTTAATACCCTGCGCTCGGTGTTTACAGCAATCAACGCGGTTAGTAATCTTAATCTTTTCGATTTCGTTTTCGGAGCCCAGATCAACGGTCATCTTATCAATTTCGTTGACGTCTCTACCGAGAGTGTGTGCAAAATTGGAAAAGTTACCATCGGTGAGATTTGGTAGAGGACCCGCGGGATGAAAATTGGCCGCTTCAACAGTTTTACTGGCGGCTAAACTGGTTGTACCGTCCTTAGCAAACACTTCCAGCTCGGCGAGATTGATAATTTTGTGTTTATCATCATCGTTACCTTCCGCATTCGCGTCATGGGCGACAGTGTGTTCCAGCCTGACATACTGACCCTTGGGGTAAGAAGGTCCGGTCGGGGTCGTAGTCGCGGGATCTTCTGTGGATTCACCCCCACCCATAGCACCAGCTAATAGACTGGAAGAAATACAACACACACTGAGAAGTCCAACACCCGCTAACATCTTACTTGGGTCGCTCGACATCGTTTATTATATTATGAGATTATTTATTCATATCCTTACAACCTTTGAGCGCTTTCATAAAAACGATCTGCACGTGCTTGTTTAGCCGCCGCCGTATC